CTATACCACCTTTACGGTGATCCATTCAGCCCCTCTTGTATCACGATAGAGGTCTGTCATGGCTGCTGTTTTGTGCCCCATGATAGCCTGAGCCACCTCTTTTCCGTAAAGGTCGGTATACAAACGCGCTGATAAGCTACGTATTTCATGGAGGCTTGGCTCGGTGCCTGGCCATCTTAAATCGGTTTTATCCCTTGCTGTACTGAATCCCTTTGATAGAGTACCGGGCCTTAATCCAGACCCTTTTTTAGTACCCCTAACGGTGTGAAGTAAATATTTGCTTACGACACCAGATGTGCGGCATCTTGAAATTACCTCCTCCAACACCAACCCCTCGCTCGGAATCGAAAGGCTCAGCGGTAAAGAAACCCTTGCGCCGGTCTTTATCTGCTCTACCCACAAAAAACCATCACGTACGTCTTTAAATTTCATCTCGGCCAGATCCTCGCGTCGCTGGCCAGTGACAAGGGCTAGGTCGAACATATTTTTTACCCATTGTTCCTGATCACTGGTAGCGCCCAATATTTGGTTGTACTCGGTCACTGTCAGGCGGCTTCTCAAGACCTTATTTGCCGGTGCTTTCGTCGGTGTTACTGGGTTCTCTTTGATGTGACCGGCTGCGATTGCTTCGTTGAACGCGTCATTCAATATCTGTCGCAGTTTGACTGCCGTGGCTTTTTTTCCCTGCCGCACATAACTATCCATCATGCCTGCCACATCTTTTGTCGTGACCCGTGAAAGCAGCAAGTCCCCGATCTGGTCTTTGATGTAACCAATTTGGAGCCCACGTTGGCGAAGAGTGCCATCAGCTAATTCGCGCTTTTTGAGGATCCCCAAGAAGTTATCAAGATGGTTTCCAAGCGTCAGAATATCGGCACCTTGCAACCTATCCGCCAGGCGTACTTTGTTCTGCAGGTTGTAGATCAGCAGATTGGCTTCTACAGCCTCGTTTATGGCATCAGTTTTATCGGTACCGAGGCCGTACCGTTTCCCATCGCGGGGATCGCGCCACTGATAATTGCCGTTACTCTCGTACAGGTTTGGCGGCAGGTCTTTGTGTTTCCTACTTCTCGGTCTGGCGGCCATGAATACGCTCCGCTAATTTATATTTGTTAATGGGTTTGGCTTTTTTGGCTACATCCTTTGGGTTATGTGGATTTACATATTTCGCATCTGGATAAACCCACCAATTACGACCTATCTTTTCCGCCGGAGGATAGATGCGGCCTGTGCGGGCCCACATCCAAAGAGTGCCTCTTTTATAAGGCTGACTGAATTCATCTGCAGCCCATTCCACCAAAGTGATCTTCATGGCTTTCTCCACACGATAGAGGCCCGCTGCAACGGGCCGGATTAATTACAGTTCGGTAGGTTGCTGATGGGGGAGCAGTAATCGCTGGTAGATCGCCGAAACATACTGGGCCTGATGTACGGCGTCAGCCAACGCGTTGTGGCGTTCGCCGTCGAAAGGCAGATCTCGTTTCGGGTCGAATCCAACACGCCGGCCGAGGTTCACCATGGTGCGCACGTCCAAATCGTTGAACCAGTTCCAGCATGGCGCCTTACTGCAGCGCCCGTAGGCCTCACGCAGAATGACGTTGTCGAAGGCGGCACCGTTCCCCCAAACCTTCAGATACTTCGGTTGCTCGCAGCTGCGGGTGACAAAATTGGTCAACGCATCGAGGGATTCAGCGATGGGTTTTGCCTCGTCACTGGTGATCGCCGCTCGGGCCTCGCTGCTTTGTTTCAGCCACCAGTTGATGGTATCTCCATCGGGAACGGCGCCGGCGGCCAATTCGCTCGCCAGATTTACCGCGGTATAAAACTGCGGGCCCAGATCACCCGTCATAGGGTTAAAGAACACGGCGCCGATCGCCACGATTGGTGCATTTGGCTTGTTGCCCATGGTTTCTAGGTCAATCATCAGATCATTCATTGTTTTTACCTTGTGTTGGGGCCGCTGCCAGCCATTGAAATAGTTTTTCCGCATCAGCTGCGTCGATAACGCGCTGGCCGTTGTCGAGGACGTGAACTTTTACCCGCATCCCGGCGACTTCCATCGTTTCCTCTGCAACCGAGACTGGCAAATCAGACAGATCGCTCAGCTTATCCATGCTGGGCTTCCGCATATCTGATCCGTCCGTAATACTTGCCAGAGCGAAAGCGATAATGCTTTTTGCATTGCCACATGTCCTGTTCTGTCGTCAAATTGATGCCACGCACCAGGCGTGGTGAAAAGTTATGTTTAGGCATGGGTGATCACCCCACGGTGGTTGATGCGGTACACACGTTTAGGCATGCCGGAATTTTGGCGATTGCCGTTGACAAAATGCGCCCACATTTTCAGTTCAAGTAAAAAGCCGCACATACCTTTCCCTGTCTTTCTGACGCCAATCTTGTTGCTGTTTCCTATGCTCCGGCGAGCCTTTCGCATTACATTGCGGCTGTGGGCGTTGCACACCTCAAGCCAGCGGTCATTACCTCTATGCCTGTATGGTGAGAACGTCCGATAGCGCCGCGCCTGCAGCTCCTTTAGGTGCGAATGTTGCAAATCTTCGATGTAGGTTTGCTTGCTCATCAATCGTCATCTTCATTGACCATAACCAGCTGCGTATCGTCCGGTACTTCCATGGTCAGCTGGACGCTGTAACCTCGCTCATGCATGGAGTATGAGACAGGCCAAGCTGGTACCGGCACGTCTTCGCCAACCTGGCAAAGCCCAATAGCCCAGCAACCTTCATCGGTGTAGGTTGCGACAACCAGCACTTCGCCTTCGGCAGATTTCAAGTGATAGATCCCCAGCTCGTTAAAGCAGCCGATCTCTTCACGTATCGCACCCTCAACCTCAAACAGATCATCGCTGGCGCCATAAAAATTCAGTGTCTTGCTCATCAGTAACCCCCGCGGCGCGTGGCCAGCCGAATACGTTGATAAATTTCACCTGCGTTGCTGCGCTCTTCTCCCAGCTCGCAAGCATAGAAATAGGCATAGGCTGCTTTTTCACATGCCTGGTGAGCGTCGATAAATTCACGTTTCAAAGCTTCGGTGTGGTGCTTTTCAACCAGATTCTTTAAGGCCTCGGGATCCTCTTCAATAGGGCGCAGCCAGTAACAAACTGGACCATCTTCGGTATCGTGTATTGAACCGATAAACCAGCCATCGCCCGCCGGCGGAGTGGGCTCCCACTGGCTAATATCGCCGTCCCCGGATTCATAGGCATCGATCTGTTCGGCTGTGGCATGATTTTCCATCCACTGCAGCGCGCCAGTGACGCGGTTTGCTTCTTTCCACGCCTCAAATTCGCCAGGCGCGCCATATTCCGCGCCATTGGCGGGCGTAAAGTAATCTGGGTGCGTCCAGTAGCCGTACTGGTCGCGTAGTGGTTCAACTGCGGTGATCAATTTGCTCATGGTTTTTGCTCCTGGGCTTCAGCCCGCTTAACGAAGATGATCCAGTGCGTCTTATCGTTCTTGCCGGTGCGTTGCCAGATAGCCGGCTTCTCATCTGTGAGGGCGATGATCTGGCTAACTGGTATCTGGGTTTCGTTCCATTTGAAGATCAGCACGCCGTGTGGCCGCAGCACGCGGAAAGCCTCGGTGAACCCGGCTCGCAGTTCATCGCGCCATGTTTCACGGTCGAGCTTCCCGTACTTCTTGCCCTGCCAGCCATTGGGGCCGACGCGCTCCAGATGCGGCGGATCGAACACGACGACAGGAAAACTGCCGTCTGCAAACGGCAGCTCTGTGAAGTCGGCGATCAGGTCCGGGGAGATAACCAGCTTTCTACCGTCGCAAAGGGTGTGGCTCTCGCAGCGCTTGTCGCTGAATACAGCGCGCTCGTCCTCTTTGTCGAACCAGAACATGCGCGGACCGCAGCACATATCGAGGATTGTTTTATCAGTCAGCATCTTTGGCCTCCTGGCGTTGCGCCGGGATCACTCCATCAACCGGCAGACACTCGTATTGCGAGGGTAATTTCTGCTGGTGGATATCCGCCAGGCAGTTACTTTTGTCTGGATATACCCAGCCTTGCGGCACAAATTCGCAGGGCTGATAGGTGTAGCAGACGAGCAGGAACAGGCCGAACATCACGCAGCCCTCTCGCTGGCCAACTGGTTATAACGCTGCATGAACATCGCCCTGGCCTGTACTGGATTGACTGGTGAAACGAAAATTTCTTCCGAAGGGCGGATCCCGTTGAGCATTGGCCAAGGAGTCCCATCGTCAATGTCGAGATCGCGGCGTTCGGTGGCCAGCATCACCAGATCGGCATGCTTGACGATCGGGCTGGTGCTGGCTGGAAGGCCGAATTTATAACGAATAACAAAATCAATATTATTTTCGATGCCGCGATAGTCGGGAATTAACTTTTTAAGCGGTGATGGAATATCTTTGCAATATGCTTCGTGCGCGTCATGCAGTAATGCTTCAAAAGCAAAACTAGGCGGGACGATTTTACTGGCAATGACACAATGCTGCGCCACGCTATAGAATTCAGGAATATGACCATTGAAGCGGCATTCATGAGATAAGGCTTGCGCTATATCTTCAATGCAAATAGCGTCAACGGTTGGCGCTTCGTAATCAAAGCGTTTACCCGTAAAGGTTAAAATCCAAGACATAATTATTCTCCACACAGTTTTTGGCAACACTTCACCAAATACCCCATTGCTGGGGTATTTGAGGCTGTATTACTTATTTAAAAAATCAAGCTTTAAAATTACCGATGAAGGTTTCGACTGAACCGCCATCGAATTTATCGATCAGCAGATCGCGAAACTCGTTGGCAATTGCTTCTTCCTGCGCTTCAAGTTGAACAATGCGCAGGACGAAAAGCGGTTCGTCACTTTTCAGAAGGCTATTGCGGAGGCTGAACTTGCGTTCCCCGAGGCCTTCATACGGCGTGCAGGTGAATTCGAATGCAACCGGCATCACATCTTTGCTGCTGGCTTCAATGCTTTGCATGAGTGATTTTTTACCGCTGAAATCACCGTCTTCATGATCTGCTTCTGACATTTGCTTAATGCTCACGCGGCGAACGGCACCGGCAGCCTGCGAGATAGACATTGCTTTACCCTCGGCATCAAATGCTTCCAGATAGTCGCTCCAGTCTTCCAGCCATTCGGCAATATTTTTCTGGCGCAGGCGTTCGCCATCTATTGCCAGCAAAGCACGATATGGTGCTGTTTTCTTGAGTTTGATCGAGGCGACGTTATCGGCATGGCCTGGGTTCTCAAGGGAACCGATATTGAACACCGAACGCGCACTCATGTTGTCGGCGTCAATAAAGCAGCGTGCTGGCTCTTCTGCTTTGGCATAGCCTGTGGAGTAGCGAACAAAATCGGCAATACTGGTTGTTTCCATGGCGCCGCGGAAGCGGAATCGCTCCAGTCCGAATCGCTCAAGACTTTCGACGCCAACACCTTCAGGTAAAATTGCTGTCGGGCAGGCTAACCCTTCGATATCACGAAGGTGATAACCAGAAATCACCAGGTCTTTAACTTGTTGAATTGCTCCGCCATCTAATTGAGACATAAAATAATCCTTTGGTTTTAATTGAATAGAGTGTTTATGAATAAGGGCGCGTTATTACTTTGCGACCCGTAATTTACCGTCAGTGCCACCATCTACTGTAAATAGCTGGCCTTGGTCTTCTTGCAGAATTGTTAACTTACCGCCTTTGCCAACGTACATTGGCGTTTCGGTGGTATCTTCTTCTGAAACTTTCCCGCGTGGTGTTGGGGTTACATATTTCAGTTGGTGTTTAATACTGACGCGCTTTTCTTCAACCGAATTGCTTAAACGATCAATATCGAGGGTAATAACGACTTTACCTTTCCCTCCGTTATTGAGAACGCCCAGCGCGGTATTGTTTAAAGCACCTGAAAGTTTATTTACAAACACGCCGGCATCCAGTTCACCCAGAAAGTCCGGTACATTGGTTTTGCGGTCTTCACTCATAAAATAGTCCTCACACGAAGCGGCGATCGCCGCGGTTTTCTCCACACACCAGGTGGCGCACCGCGCCGGGCTATACTGTGTAGAAATTAAAAAGAAAACCGGCACAGTACGCCACCTGATATGTAAAAAGGGCGGCCAGCCTATGAACATTATCTTCATCCTCCTGGTGTTGGTGGGTTGAAGTTCGGCGTGGCCGCCAAAGACTACACACAGCAATTCATCGGTTGTGGTGGCCGGTGCTGATCTCCGGCATTCGGGCTGGTTGTGCCAGTATCCGCATGGGTTAATAGTCCGCTGCACATCAGCTTGTGCATTCACCACAACGGAAAGAGCATTCCCAGCTTTGCGGGTGGATTTCCAGAGCGGCAGGCCTACCGTTTGGAATGCTCTTACCTGTTGTGTGCTCCGTAACGTGGAGCGGACGGGCGATGTTTAAGCCTCACGGGGCATTCTTTAACCGGGATTACGCCGTCAACCGGTTTCACTGCCGTGACAGGGAGGGTTACTTGCCGTTCGCCTTCTCCAAAACACACCGGCTGACGCCGGGCGGCCCGTTTCGAATCAAATTAGGTGCTGGTCTTTCCCAGCTGTCAGCCGTCTACTTCCGTGCTGTCACTGCCGTCGAGAGTGCTGGCATCTCACCTTCCTGATAACGCCCAGGTCGACTGGCGGCCGGTGTGACCGGCGTACATGCTCCGGCGGGGATTTATCCCGCGGTTCGCATCGGGTTATGGTGGCCGGCGAACAACGCCCCGAAGTCCACCAGCCAGATCCACAACGGTATGCTCACTCATGAGTTAGGATCCTCCACCGCTCCCAGAACTGAGGGAAAGGGCGAGTGAGCATGCCGTTGTGTGCCGGGATTTTTAACCACGCCCGGCGCGTGGTATCTTGGAGTTCTCACACAACCAAGAAGGATTTCATATGCTTAAATCAACTCTTATCGCCAAATGCCTACATCAATGTGATCTGATCTCTGACGTTACGACCGGCGAGGCAGCCGTTGAATCTATATTTGCCGAATACTTTCCAGGGCACAGTTATAAAAAATGGAATACTGATCTATCAGATGAAACCGTAAGCTATTTTCTGAGAGCATCCCGCAACGCAGATAGAATCCGCGTTGATAGTTTCATTAAGGATCTTTGGTCTCTGTAATCAGAAGAGCGCCAAAAGCTTCAAAGTTGGCATGTTTAATGGTTTTTCCTGACATATTCGCTTCTTTTTCAAGTGATTCAGTATCATTAAGCATTGCCTTTAAGACGCCATCCATGAAACTGATATAGTCTGCAGCAACAGCATTCTTGGTTTTGAGCAAAACCAGCGGAGCGCCGTTTACTAAAAACTCGAATGTTTTTCCGGCATGGCTTTCATGCTGGCTGTCGATAGTGTCGATTACCTCTGCCGACACCTTGAACGTTTTGCAGATCTTGTCGTCGTCAAACTGCATTACCTAAACCTCTTACTGAAAGTCACCTGAGCGAATCATCCCGATCTTCATGCGCCTCGGGCGGCTACTTCGTGGGCATCCTGCCTGTTCGCTGTTGATGATGCAATATTAGGTAATGCCTAATTTTATGTCAATAGGCGATGCCTAATATCTTGATCGAAAAAAATCATTGGGAATGAGGGGTAAAACAAGGTGGGAATTAAGTTAGTGACTTTCCATCAGACCATACGAGTTTAAGTACCGGTCTTTTGGGGAGTGGTGCTTTTAACTAACGGTTTGTTTTCAGAGAGATATTTTTTAACTTTTGTATCAAGCGTACTAACATATGCCCGCACATCTGCATCAACCCAGGTTGGTTCAGATTCGCTAATTGATAATAAAAAATCGACAATTACGCGTCTTTCTTCTGAAGCATGCGAGTAGGCATCATAAATTCTGTGCCCCTCTGACAGCTCGCCTGGCAGCGTGGAAGAGTTACACATTAGGGGGGGGAACTCTTTCAGCCCCCAGTGCTCCGGACCTACTACATCCGAGAAATAACCCCATAATTCCGGCAACTTATCTTTACTGATTGAGCCCTTCTTGATCCAGTCATGAATTGATGGGGGTTTAATTTTGAAATGACGAGCGATCTCCGCCTTGGTCTTGACGGCACCCGAAGAAATTTTCCTGTTAATGGCCTGCTCGATCGCATGACCCAACTCTTTACCGCTAAGCATTGCCTAATGATCCTCACAATTATGTGGTTAGGCAATTCCTATTGACTGTATATTAGGCGTCGCCTAACATTATGTGTGTGGAAAACTAGGAGCCTAATTTGTGAAAAAAGAAAATTCAGTACTCAAACAGGCCTGCATAGACCTAGGGGGGCAGGCTGCAATGGCCAGACTCTTAGGGGTTTCAGCACCAACCATTAACCAATGGATTAATGGAATAAGGCAGATACCGGCTGAGCGATGCCCTGAAATTGAAAAGGCAACATCTGGAGCAGTGACATGCGAACAGCTACGGCCAGATGTTGATTGGACTTACCTGCGCGGTACACGTCCTTGCTCTTCAGGTCAGGAAACAAACGCAGCCTGAACTGCATACGAAGTCTAGCGCCCCGGCGGGATAACAGTAACTACCAAAGGAAAATCAACATGGTAGAACCAAATTTGAAAGACGTAGTGAAGGGCATGTGCAAGGCAGTGGCTGGTGGTCGATCGGCGATGGCCGGCGCATTGGGCATGTCGGAGACGGCGTTCAACAACAACCTCTACGAGAAGAACGGTTGCCGCTTCTTCGAGATCGGTGAACTGGAAGCGATGGAGGATATCTCGGGCACCAACCTGCTGACCGAATATTTCGCCCGGCGCCGGGGTTTGCTGGTGGTGGAGATCCCCGCTCTGGACGAATTGGACCAGGTGGAATTGTTCAGCAAAAGCATCCGCACCGCCGCACACCGTGGGCATGTGGATCAGATCATTCAGGAGTCGCTTGCTGATGGCGTCATTGATGAGAAAGAAGCTGCCGAGATCATGCGTTATCACCGCAAGCACCTGCAAGCGCGTGATGCAGAGGTTAGGGCGGTGCTGGCGCTGTTTGGCAAAAAAGCCAAGTGCCAGAAAGGGTAACGCCCAGAGGTTGCAGCCCCTGGGCGTCGGTGCGAGTAAATCAGTGTGTGGAGAAATAATCGCATGAGCAATTTAACCAGAAATTCTATGGTGCCGCAAATCCGCTGCCGTGCAATGACTGGCGGTAATTCTGCGTCGCCGTTCCGGTATGAGGTCAATGTACTGGGTCGGTGGATTGCCAGCAACTACCAGTTTGCCCGATGGGTGGTAGATGGCGGCGCCTGGTTGTCACGACACAGCGAGGTGAAGCATGACTAATCTACCAGCGACCGGGATCACTATGACCAGCCTGGAGCTGGTGGACTATATCAACGCTGAGCGTGAGTCGAAAGCGATCGCCGCCGGCGCCTCGTTCCCGAGCAAGGGCCATACCCGTTTGCGCCACGCTGATTTTATGGCGAAGGCGCCGCGGGTATTGGGTGAAAACCACTCAACGAAATTTTTCGCTCAGTACACCGACCCGACCGGGCGCGAGCTTCCATGTCTGCACTTACCCAAGCGCGAAGCCTGCCTGATGGCCATGAGTTACAGCTACGAGATACAGGCGAAGGTGTTCGATCGCATGACGGCGCTGGAGCAGGCCAACGTACCGGCGCCACAGCTGCCGGCGACCAAGACAGACCAGATCCAGGCCGGGTTGTTGATCGTGGAATCTGCTACCAAGCTGCTGAATCTCTCTCAGTCGTCACGCCTGGGGGCATTACAGAAGCTGCAAGAGCTGGCTGGCTTGCCGGCACTGATGCCGGTATACGCCATTGATGCGCCATCGGATGCCGTTGACGGCTCCAGCCGGCCGACAGCGGCGATCACCACTCTGTTGAAGCTGAACAGCAGCACGATGAGCACGCCGGTGGCCTATCGCATTCTGGAGCGCCTGCGGATAGTCGAGCGCAAAAGCCGCCCAAGCCGGCGCCACGGTGAAAAACATTTCTGGTCGATCACCGCTGCCGGTCTGCGGTTCGGGAAAAACATCACCTCACCGAATAACCCGCGGGAAACCCAGCCCCATTTCTATGAATCGCGCTTCCCTGAGTTGCTGCAGCGCATCTATGACGAGTGGAGGCGAGGCTAATGGAAACCGAAGTTATCAAGCCTTGGGTCGAGAAGTATCGAGATAGGTATGGGGTGGTTGTCCGCACTGTCGGTGTTGATGTAGTGAATCAGCGGGTGATCTTCATGCGTCCGAACTACGACAAGGAGTGCGTCCAGCCACGCCGGGAGTGGGGCCGTAAGTTTGTGAAGGTGGATGAATGACGATCCGAACTAATAGCGGCATTCAAGCCGGCAGCCTTTACCGCGATCGTAATTTTGTGGTGGTCCGGGTGCACAGCACCGATATGGACCGCGGGACGGTCACCTACAGCCCTGTAGGGCAGGAATGGGCGATCACCACAGCAATGATTATTTTCCAGTCACGTTTTATCAGGTTTGACGTATGAGCAGAATATTTGAAGTTGTTCAGGCCATGTCTGGGCAGAAGAACTGCATAGTGATCCCCGGCCCTTACCTGGATTATTTTTCCGGTGATCAGCAGTCCTTTGCTCTGGCCGCTGTGCTGAATCAGCTGGTGTTCTGGACAGGGAAGTCATCACAGGATGATGGCTGGTTTTACAAGACACATGAAGAGCTTGCGAGTGAATTACGCGGTGTCAGTGAAGACCAGGTGCAGCGCGTTGTGAGCAAGCTTCGTAAGAAGTATTTGCCGGGTGTTATTGAAGTCTCTACCCGTAAGGTAAATGGCACCCCGAAGAATCATTATCGTATCGATGGCGATAAGCTAATTGCTCTGATTTTCCCGCCAGTAGTGGAATCCGCAGAATCGCGGAATGGAAAACGCGAAACTACGGAATCCACTACGCAGAATCACGGAATGAAAAACGCAGAAGTGCGGGAACAACGCCGCGATTCTGCGGAATCCTATCTCTATACAGATCACTACACAGATCACCACAAACAGATCCAAAACACTTTTGGTCAACCGCCGACGGCGGCCGACCAGGAGGATATTGTTTCTGAAGAAATTCACATCACTGACCAGGCAATTCTGGTGCTGAAACACCTGAACCAGCTGACGGGCGCCAAATACACCACGGCCAAATCTACCCTGCAGAACATCCGGGCTCGGCTGGTGGACGGACACACGCTGGAGGAACTCAAACTGGTGGTGGAATACCTCGTTGATCGCTGGCTGGGCACAGAGTGGGCCAAATACCTGAACCCTGAAACCATGTTCCGGCCGGGTAAATTCCCGGGCAACCTGCTGGCGGCTACAGCCTGGCATGACGGCGGGCGGAAGCCTGAGCAAGCCCGTTCGGCGCCGGTGGCCTGTGCAGAGCGTGACGCCGCCTATCGTCGTTTCATCGGTAACAGTTTGCCACTTCAAAACCCGGGCGAGCTGGAGACGTTGGCGAGAACTGAGGCCAGCAAAGCCGGCGTGCGCACCATGCAGCCGAGTTACGCAGTGCCGGCATGGAACCGCATTTGGGCTGATTGTGCCCAGCGCCTTAACGGAGGGAAGGCCGCATGAAACCAGTAACCAAACAAATTTGTGGCGTTACCGTCTTCCCGCTGGTGGCTGTACTGCAGCAGCTCCGCCGGTGGTGGTCTATCCGAGGGCTGCGAATCCATTGGGCTGATGGTCAGGGAGTGTGCCGCATTGCTCGTGAGCGTGATTGGCAAGGCGTATTGGCATGTTTCAACATCGAGCACCGCTATAGCTTTATCAAATTGTTGGCAAAGGCAGAGCAGCAAAGGGGGATCCTGTGACATATCAACTTAACGTTGGCCGCTGTGAAGAGGTCTTGCGCGGCATGGCCGATAACTCTGTTGACGCCATAGTAACCGATCCTCCTTACGGCCTGAGCTTCATGGGGCATAAGTGGGATTACCAGGTGCCTACGGTAGATCAGTGGACAGAATGCCTGCGGGTGCTCAAGCCTGGCGGCCATCTGCTTGCCTTCGGTGGCGCTCGTACCTATCACCGCCTGGTGGTAAATATCGAGGATGCCGGCTTTGAAATTCGTGATCAGCTGATGTGGATTTATGGCAGCGGGTTCCCGAAATCGAAAAACCTGACTGGTGAGCACCAAGGCAAAGGCACGGCCTTGAAACCCGCGCATGAGCCGATTGTTATGGCTCGTAAGCCGCTGCTGGGTACGGTAGAGGGGAATGTGCTGCAGTTTGGAACCGGGGCATTAAACATCGATATTTGCCGGGTACCGACAGAGGAAGCATTAAGCGGTGGCACTGGTGGCCTACTGTCTCATGTTCGTGATGAGAAAACCCCCGATAGTGGGGAATGGAAATCAGATCAGCTTGGCCGGTGGCCAGCCAATGTTTTGCATGATGGAAGCGAAGAAGTGATCGGCGAGTTTCCTCAAAATTCGGGCGCTCGTTCGCCAGTCAAGGGGACGGAACCAACGGCCAATGGGTTTAGCGGCGCGGTAGAGTTCGGCGGCATGATCAACCGCGTGCCTGGTGCGTTCCACAACGATCAGGGGAGCGCGGCACGTTTCTTCTACTGCGCGAAGGTCTGCAAATCGGAACGCGATGAAGGGATGGATCGTTTCCTTCCGTTCACCGCCAGCGACATGACCGGCGGAAGAAAAGAGGGCAGCGCTGGTCTTAATGACCCTCGCGCTGGTGCTGGACGTACTGGCGGGGCCAGGAATAACCACCCGACAGTGAAACCCGTTGAGTTGATGCGCTACCTTTGCCGTTTGGTTACACCTGCTGGTGGCGTCGTTCTCGATCCATTCATGGGCTCAGGTTCAACAGGTAAAGCGGCCCTGCTTGAGGGGTATAGCTTTATTGGCGTTGAGTTGGATCCTGACCATTTAACCACGGCCGCGGCACGCATTGCACATTCAGCTAAGGCGGTAAGCGGATCATGAGGATGTTATTAACCCCTTACCTACAGCGTGATCTGGGTGTGGTGCTGCTGCGCCCTGGTAGTGAACTGTTGCACTATTTCAGCGGCCAGCGCCGGCTGCTGATTGCCAACGAGCCAGAAGAGCTAAAACCGCTCCCATCGGGTTTGCTGCCGGTCGCCGATCAGAGTCTGGCCAATGATCCGCGTCTGTTGCCATTCTTCCTGCATGAGCGAGTTATTGGCGCTGCTGGTGGTGTTACTGCGCTGCGTGAGTGGCTGAGCCGCGGCACCGAGTGCCAGTGGCCACATGGCGACGATTATCACCATCACAACATGGATATTCTGGATTATGACGGCTTGCCGGTCCGTTTGTGCTGGCACCATGAACACCTGCTTCGGGAGCAAACCCACCCCACGCTGGACGCTTTGGCAAAGCAGAATGTTGCGGATTGGCTGGTGTACCGGGCCCGCACGCACTTTCGGTTCAAAGAAGACCACCAGCTGAGCCTGCCGGAATTGTGCTGGTGGGCCGTGCTAAATGGGGTTTCCGATCTGCTGCCTGATTCGGTGGCGCGCTCGGCATTGCGCCTTCCACCAGCACCAGACGAAACAGGTACGCGTAAAGAGTCGGATATCGTCTGGGAAAAGGCGCCGAAGGCGATAATCAACGAGCGCGTGGAGAAGGTTAAGCCGGCGTTACTCGTTGATGTGGACCCGGCTCCGCCGGCGGGATTTATGCTGCGGCCAAAATTGACGCGCTGGGAATGTGAAAAGTACACCCAGTGGGTGAAGTCGCAGCCTTGCTGCTGTGGTTGTGGCCTGCCGGCAGACGACCCGCATCACATCATCGATCACGGCCTGGGCGGCACTGGCACCAAGCCTCACGACATTTTCACCATTCCTCTGACCCGCAAATGCCATAACGAACTGCATGATGATGTAGCGGCGTGGGAGGCCAAACACGGTAGCCAGCTGTTCCACCTGGTGCGCACGCTGAATAAGGCATTCGGGATTGGGGCGATCACCACGGCAAACAAACGCGGAGCAAAACGATGAATCAACAATATCTGGAGTATGTCCGTGGTGCTGTGTCGCTCGCCCTGGCTGATATCCATGGTCAGAGTAAAGGCCAGCTGGCGGCATTCGAGGGTTCGGCGATGATCCGCACAACACGTTTTAAGCGCCAGAAGGTTCGCACAGTGGTATTGGAAAAGCGCAGAGTTTGCCCGATAACGGATCCGATGCACTGCCCAGAGACGCGAACCAGAAAGAAACCCTTCCCGCTGATTGAGGAACTGACCTATTGCACCAGTTCCTGGCGCCGGGCCATTTCAGTGCTGGATACCCATCAGGAAGCATGGTTGCGCTATTGTTACGGTGATTATAATTACCATGATAAACAGTTGCAGGTGGTTCCTTATATCTGGGAACAATTCTCAGATCAGTGTGCGGTACGTCTGAGCAAAAAGGTAAAACTCAGGCTGCAAGGCTTGGCATTGCTGGCGGTGCAGGTGGTCGCCAGTGAAATAAAAGGTCTGCCGCGGGAGTACACCTATACGAATCTTGCCAGCATGGCCGGAGTCCAGCGGAATAACTGGCAAATGCACTATGCCAGACACTGGGAGCGCCTTTTGTTGTTAATCAAGGGGTTGGATGAAGACGCACTTTTCAGTGTTGCAAACCAAAGAATAGCAAGAAGACAGCTTTTAACAGCATGATGCTTGCAAAAGTGAACAAAATGAGCCATATTTAAGGCTAATTTGATATTTTGCCAATATTGCAAATGGCGCAAAACCTCGCTTCGGTGAGGTTTTTATCTCCTTGAAATAGAGGGCATAACAGGTAAGAGCATTTGCGGAGAGACGGGCGGTAACGTTGCGGTTGATCGGGGTGCTCTTTCCGTTGTGATGAAGAACAAGATGACAGTCCGGTCGAATCGGCAACATCGGAACCCTTAAGCTGGCGTGTAATGGGGACAGCAGAACGGCGACTTCCGGCATCACACAATTCAAACCCTGGCTGACAGCCGGGGCTTTTGCATTCTGGTGCATCAGATTTCAGCCGCTGGTGGTGTTTCCCATCGGCAGTGATCCACCAGCGACAATTACAAAGCGACAATTCGCGTCAATTACAGGCTGCCATTTGGCGGCCTTTTTCTTTTTATCACCGGTGTATCCGGTCAATCCCACAAAGGCAGGGTGGCAGCATGCCGGATAAAGAAATCAACCACATTTTCTCCAGCCTATGGGTGGTGTTCATCCTCATTGCC